ACAAAATATCATAAGCGGCTGTCTGCGAAAACTCTTCCCGCAAAGCATCGCTTTTAATAAATCGCTTACCATCATCGCTCTTAATACCATAAGACAACAATATTAGCTTTTGAAACTCAGCAATAAGCGCTTTACCATCTTCAGCTTCAATTATTTTTTGAATGGCGCTGTTCAAACCGTTTTCGTAACTAGCGTCAAGATTCAAAATTTCACTTTTAGTGAGATTAAAGTAGTAAGTATCCGTTACCAAATCTCCGTTAAAGTTTTCATAGGTGATTTCTCGTTTTAACATTTATTCTTCCTTTTCCTTTTTGAAAAGATAAAACCCTAGTTTCCTAAGATTTTATCTTTGTGTGTTTATCGCTTGAAATACTTGGGGGCAAGTTTGTTGTACGTCTTTGTAACAATTTGCTCCGTGAGGATCTGCGCTACCAGCACTAGAACACCACGCTGCAACTTATGCTGCACCGACGTCAGGTCAATTCCCTTATCCATATTTTCTCCTTTTGTTTATAACACTCTATTATAGGCATTGTTTAATGTGCGAGTTTAAACAGTTCTAATATAATTATAGTTAAAAACTAAACAGGGTTTTCCATCTGGAGTTATTGTTGTAGAAAACTCTAGTTCTAATAAGCGGCCGGAATCCCAACCCAAATCGCTAGAAACTTTAGTATCTGGTATATTTAAAAGATAATAAAGATCGCTTAACGTCGCTGTATCGTGATTATTAAGTTTAGAATTTATCTGATTCTCAGCTTTTCGTAAACTTTCCATATCGCTATTAAAATATCGTCCAGTGTATCCTTCACAGCAAAGAACCGTACCATTTCCGGTTACGATTACCTGCCGTGAGTTAGGATCGTTTTCTGTAACTCGACTTTGCGCTATTTTGTCGCGTATTTCTTGCTCTTTCTTAGGCCCTATTTGCTCTATTACTTTATCTTTGTATTCATTAAATACACGCTCGGATAAAGCAAAGGCTGCTTGCGCCGCTGCCGTTTTTCTACTGCTAACTTTCTGCGCGCCCAACACACAGGTGACTGTTGCTGAACCGGAAAGAATAGCTGGTATATAGTTTCTCCACACAAGTTTTGCCGATTCTTTAAAATCTAAAACCTCATCTGGATATCGCATATAAAACTCATCTAAGTCTCTGGCTGATTGAAACGAAGCTTTTGCCGATAAATAAGCTGTAGTTACAACGCCGGTGATACCAAAAGATGTTAATATGTTTTGCGAGTTTTTATGCAATAAGCTTTGTGTTTTAACAACAAATTTGCTAAAGTTCATTCGTCTCCCTAATAATTAACGATTTCTAAGTTCTCGGCAAAAAATCCAAATCAACCAAAGACCTGCCGTTATTCCGGTCATAAAAATATCAACAATAAAATTGATAAAACTGTATTTTGTTTTTTTAGTCATAATTCTCCTCTATAAATGCAAAAAAAGAAAGACTGGCTTAACGCCATAGATCAAATTAAATCGTAAAATTTAATTTTATCCCTTTCTATCATAGGCGTTGTAGATTTAGCGAGTATATTTAAAAATCTCGTCCCAACAATTAGAATGAATACCGGTTACTAAAATTTCAATTTGATTGGCATTTAGCCAAGTAAACACTTCTTGAACCATTTTTTTCTTACCGCCATTTTTACCAGACCAGGCTTCGTAATCTTTTTTGTTTAATAAAATATCATTACGAACCCCGCATTCAATACAAAGATTGCTTATTGCTGTAAGCGGAAGACTTGACGAAAGTTTACCATTTTCATCTTTATAGATATAACTTGGGTCTCTAAAATCGTGATACATTTAATATTTTCCTTTCGAAAAAGAAAAGAGCCCTTGTTTAAGGGGCTCAATCCTTTTGTGTCTCAGACGGTCTTGTTCCGGCTGAAAAACCCGCGAATCTTATCTCGCATGACAACGACACCGCCAATGGCCAATCCGGCCAGTGCGATAGCGATCATCTTGTTCGAGTATTCGTTCTGGTTTTCGTTCTCCATTACATTCTCCTTTGTTGTGATTGACACTTCATTATAGGCCATGTAGATTCTGCGAGTTTCTTAAAAAAGTACCACAAAAAGGTCCCCCGGGCTATTTTTTTAGCCTAAAAAACACTATTTTGTCTAAAAGGCCCTTATTTTGCGTTCTAAGCGGCGATCGTCATTTTTGGCCACATCCATACATTTTATTAAATATAATCGATCCTGGGGCATTTTAAAGCATAGTTTTTTTTAAAAATGAAAAAAAAATAGCATTTGTAAAAAAGAAATCGTATTTTTCATACAATTTCCTTTTAGGTATCACCAGCTTACTGGTCCAACCCCTGTTTTTTCTGCTTCTTTCAAAATATTGATTAATACTGCCTTAATTTTACGCATTTCTCTATCTCCTTGTTAAAGTAGCTTTCTATTATATGCGTTGCAGATTCCGCGAATTGAAAAAGAAATAAGGGTTGTAAAAGACTTATACAGTCTAATACAACCCCCATTTCTTCATCTTACTTACTAATGTCCTTTGGGCTTCAGTGTGAAGCTAAACGCTTTAGTGGTAAAGATGTGTTTCTGCTCGTAAGCAATGACGATCAGAATTCCGAGCAAGTTACCGGCAATAATCGCGTATGTATCATGGGTGACGCGCAGTTTTTTGTTTTCTGCTTTAATGCGCGACAACCGTTCTACATGATCGATCATTTTTTGGTACTCTTCTGAATCCGGACCGGCAATGGTCATTTCTTCAAAAACAGCATCGATAGCCACGTCCAGTTGATTCTTCTTCTTGAACAAAGTTACCTCTTTCAGTAGTTTCCTACTATAGGCGTTGTATAAAATGCGATAATCAATCACTTAACTTTAAATACAACATTATTCTTATCTAGTAATTCGTTAGGATCAACGTGTAACTCTAAAGTAAATAACTTAGTCCCGTCTTCACGGTTTGTGACGACAAGTTCTCCGTCACTTGAAGAGTTATACGATTTTGTACTGATTCCCAATATAACACCGAAAAACGTAGTTAATAAAGCAATAGTTCCTATTACTACTTCTGCAGACGGTAAAAAGTCAAATGTTTGCGTTAATCCAAAATATAGCGAACTAAATGCTGGCATAACAATTTGAACACACCATTTTAAAAACTTATATGATTTATCAGAAAGTAGCGATGTCGGGGTTGTCTCGTTCATTTTTCTCCTACTATATATTTATTTGTTAGAATTGGCAATTTCTCAACTTCTTCCATAATTCTGTCTACAGTTCCGTTTCCACCCATCTTTTTATATGGTACGTACAGAAACTTGTGTAAGTCTTCATAGGCTTCTCGCGATATACCACCTTCATCAATATAACGTAAACCTAGATGAATTATTCGATCGTGCGCCAATCCTAATAATAACTTTGAAGAAGAGCTGGTTTTATCTCGCCTAGCTAATAAGTAGGTCCAAAACCCGGAAGAAGCGGCAAAAGTTGTAATTACACCGAATAGGGCGGCTTGAAAAGCTGTCACATTAACTCCTTAAATTCCCGATAAAGTTGGATATCCAACTTCTCCGTTTTCGTCTTCTATTTCTACAAATTCAACAACTCGTCGTTTTTCTATAACGCCATAGTTACCAGAAATAGACACAATATCACCGATATCGTAATCTTCTCTATATTTGTAGTTTGTGGCTTTTGAAATATCAACACTACTGATGTTTACAGCGTTTTGTGTGGATAGTGATTCAAAACCTCTAGTTGCTAATTGTTCAACTAATACTAAAAGCTGAGCCGTAGTCGGTAATTCAGTGTATGCACTGTCTAAGTCTGATGCATCAACTAGCATAAATCTTATGTCGTATGGATTTAGTGTGTTGTCATCATAAACCACAACCTCAAGATAGTTACTTTGAACTAAAGCTGCATTCTTTAAAGATTTTAAACTAAATAAATAATTAGCACCTTCTAATTCGCCAAGATTCCATGAAAATATAACATCATTACTATGATCATTACCTTTGTGCACGTACAGAGACGTGTGAGCACTAGAATATGATGTTATTGCTCCATATGGATTTTTGCGAACAACTCTGATACCAAGATCGTCTAAAGATAATAAATCTTGAACGGCTTGCAATACTGTTTGTCTTTTTATAACTCGTTCTACCTCTATAGAAGATATATTTTCAGAGTGCGCATAAATTTCGTCGTTTAAATCTATATGATCGTTTATCAATTGCATTATTTGATTGTCAAGTTTGTCAACAGCTAAAGTGTATTGTGTAAATGGAACAGTAGGCGTTGTCATAGCAATATTTAAACCAACAATTCGATTTTCCAAATAACTGTCTAAACTACGTCCAGTAATTGTAATAACCGGATCCAAATCAGCAGACTCAACAATTTCGTGATTCTCCACAATACAAGCATCATATGTTCGTGCGTGTGATATAATCGAACCAAGGGGTAATAAATTCTGAAGTCCAGAACTAAGTTTTGCTTTTAGCGTAAACTCCCCGGGGCTTTTATACCGTTCGATCCACATAATGCTATCGTAATTTAGTATCGGAACGCCGGAACTTAAATTCGTAGCGCTCGAATCTGTGAATTTAAAAAGATCCATTTTTACAAACCCCAATACGCAGGATAATAAGAAACATAAACCCAATCAAATTTTGTGTGATCGTAAAACTCAAATTCGTTTGATCCAGGAAACACAAGCGGCCAAGTTGAATCTGTCGAAATTTTGTCCATAAGTGGAATGGTCGTTGATCCGCGTAAAACAGAAACGTTTCTAGAATTGTACTCACTTGAAATGGTTAGTACATCTCCAGTTAAAAACCCTCCTTGCGGGGTAACAACAAAATTCCAAGACTCATTAGACAAATCGTCAGTAATCTTAAAATAACTTGAAGCCGCCGTGTATTCAATACTAAATGTCATTCCATGCGGAGCTGTTGAAATACTATCAGAAACGTATATGTGATTTGTTGTCCCTAAAATATCAGCATCTATTTGAACGGGGTTATAACCACGTAACATAAAGTCGTCGCAGTTTATTGTAATCTGTACTTCGGGGACTTTTGAGAAATATGGAACTTCAAACTTTGTAAAATAACCAGAAATTTGAGCAACCGCCGCGCCGCCGGACCTGAATAAAATATTAATAAGTCCGGTACGGCTCGACGATATACTTCTATAAATCTCATCTCTAATTTCTGAAAAGTCTTCATTGATGGAGTAGTTCGGGTTTAAAACAATTCGAAATACTATTTCTCGCTTCTTCAAGCTAAAGTTGTAGAATTTAGAATTTGAGTTAGACGCGAATGAATAAAATTTACGAATTACTTCATCCGCATCCAACCCAAATATAGACTTAACCAAATACTTATCACTTGAGGAAACATCACTCATACCAAAGTTTATAATATTAGCATTTTCTGAAGATAATTCTACTCCTGTAACTTTCATGGGATACTTAACTCCTCTTTTGCTAATGTTATTTGATTTCTGGTTTGACGATAGATGTCCGCAGTGGACAACTGCGTCGGTGAATAGATGTTTTGCTCGAAAGTAACTTCCGTGTTACCGGTTTGCGTTGTAACGGTATCGTTAGTCGGCACTTCAGTATTGGCGATTGTCTGTGCTTGTTTAAATGTCAGCGTGGAACTAATTCCATCCGAAACATTAACTAAATCGCTAATGCTTTTTGCTCCCATTTTGACGTTTGTAAGGTCTAATACTGGAGTGATTGTTGGATTGAATTCGGTACTAACTGCCAAACCATCGCTTAACGTACTTAAAGTATTCTGCATGCTTGTTATTGTTCGATTAGCTAAACGCTCAGAGTTTTTCTCCGCAGGTCTTGTATCCTGCATACCAACAGCTAGACCAGCGACTAAGTTTTCACCCATGTCTCTGAATACTCTTGACGGGGACCAGATTTTAAACACGTTTAAAGCACCGCCAATAATGTCAGTACCAACGTCCCACATGGCTTTAACTCCGTCTTTAGCTTTTCCGGCTAAACCAAAAGTCATACCGTTTATTATAGCCCCCGCCATCTTAAAGCCAGCGTCGCGGAAACCTTTAGCGTTTCTATCAATAGCGTCAGCAAGGTCATCTATAAACTGAATTATTATTTGCATGGACTCATCAGCAAACCTAAGAGACCCAGATGCTATACCGTTAATGAATGCAATCGCAAGGTCGATACCACGATCAATAATTCGCTGAATGTTTTTACCGACTTCTGTTATAAATGCGCTAACCAATTCCCAAACCGCATCGCCAAGTTCCGGTATTTTATCTGTAATTCCTTGTATAAAGCTAGTCAAGAAATCAAAGCCAGCATCAATAACCAACTGTAAATTCTTGGAGAGTTCGTCCAGGAACGTCGCGATAAGCGTAGCAACCGTTTCTGTAATCTTAATTAAATTGTTAGTTATACCAATTAAGAAGTCGACTAATAACTGCGTTCCAGCTTTAGCAATGTCTTCCGCCAAATCAGCAACACCAGTTATAAACGCCCCAACGACTTTACCAACGCCTTCAATTAGTACGTGAATATTATCGACAATTCCGCGTATAAACTCTTTAAGCAGGTTTAATCCAGCAGCAACAATTTCAGGAATTTTTGTTGCCAAAGCGTTTAAGAATGCAATAATTAAATCGGCAACGGCTTTAACCAGATCTTGAACATTATCGACCAATCCGCTAATAAAGCCAGTTAATAATCTATAACCAGCCATAAGAACGTCAACGCCTTTTTCGTCAACCACCTCAATAATCGTACTTATTAATTCTATAATAAGTTCTTTAAATTTAGGTAGTAACTCAATTAACGTGTCAATTAAATGCCCAATTATAACGCCTAACTGAACAACTATAACAGGTAACGCTTCTAATACAATATCAACTATTTCCAATAACGCAATAGCTAATGCTTTTGCTAAAATCGGAATTCGCTCTAATAGATTATCTAATAGGGCAATAAACCAATCAATACCCTGTTGGCCCATATCAACTAATACTTTAATACCTCGAGCTAGAGCATTAACGCCCAAACCAAAGACACCAACAGCAACGCCTATTAGTAATAGGGCTGCTCCAAGTGAAAGTATCGCGCCGATTGTTGGTTGAATTAAAGTCGCTGATATTGCAATAACAGCAAATGTTGCGGCAATACCAATTAATCCCTTAATTATTTCACTCCAGCTAAGATTACCAATAGTACTTAATGCATCCGCAATTAAAAGTAATGCTACTGACATAACTGTCATTGCTATGGCTCCACCTATTGCGCCTTGCATAGCGTGAGCAGCAATAGTTAAGAATAACAAAGCACCCGCGATAGCAACCAAACCCTTAGCTAATTCGTTCCAAGAAAGGTTTGCAATTTCTTTAAGCGCTAACGCAATAATTACTAATGCACCGCTTATAACGATTAAACCAGCTGCGGTAATTAACATATTTGTTGGCATTAAGTGCATTGCTACAGCTATAATCGTTAAACCTAAAGCAACAGCGCCAAATCCCTTTGCCATTTCATTCCATGACATTTTGCTAAATACCGTAACGGCAATAGCAAGAATATTCAAAGCGCCAGCGACTAATATTAATCCGGCTGCTTTACTAAATGAATCAGATGGCATAAGTTGAAGCGCAGTTGATATAACTGTTAAACCAATTGTTACACCCAAAAGACCTTTTGCCATTTCGCCGAGGTCCATTAAAGAGAATAGTTTAACTGCGGCTGCTAAAATATTTAAGGCAATACCAACACCAATTAAGCCAATACCGGCTCTAATTAAACCAGATGTGTTTCCAGAAAGTTGTTTTGCTACGAACACTAGAGTTTCGGTTATTAAAGTTATTGCAATTAAACCTTTAGCCAAATCGCCAACGCTTAAACCGGACAACGTCTTTACAGCAAACGCCATAAGTAAAACTGCACCGGATAAAGCAATTAAACCACTGCTAGCAATGGTAAACGAAGCCGCAGATTTAGGTCCAGATATCTTTGATAATATGTTGAAAGAAACCATAAGTTGACCAAGACCAACCGCAACAGCTGTTAAAGCTTTTGTCAATGAAGCCGAATCTATACTAGCAAGAAGTAATAACGAAACTGCTAAAATACCAATTGCCGCAGCTATTTTAAGTAATGCATTAGCCTTTAAGTCCATTTGCATCGCTTTAAGCGTTCCGGTAACTTCGTCCAGAGACTGTCGAACCTGATTAAATAATCCGCCAGCAAGGTCAACGTTTACACCCTTAGCAAGAAATGCTAATAATCCGCCAATACTTGCCACAATGGCTAAGTTTACTCCGTCCAGAACTTTACTAAAGTCTCCTGGTTCGGCTGCGTCGCCCATTTTACCAAACAGTTCTTTAAACCAGTTTATAATATAACCGGCAAAAGTGCTAAGGGCTTCTATGATCGGATCAAAAGCATCGGTTAAACTCTTAAGTCGTTCAAATCCCGTATAGAGTATAGCAAAGAATGGTGTTACATCGCCCAAACTAAATATAGCATCTCGAACCTTTAATAAAAAGTCAACAACACCACTAGGTAAGTTACCAAGACTTTCAGTACCAGTTGAAATAATATTAAATGCTTCAACAACTGCATCTTTTAATTTAGTTAATTCCCCAACGGGGTCTTTTGCAAATCGAATAATCGAATCGGTAATAACATCAAATACTTTTGCTATTACTTGACCGTCTACTAGTATTTTATTCAGTTTAACGAAATCGTCAGCTAGTCCTTTTATAAAATCTAAAAGTTTAGAAGAACCTTCTGATTTTCCTAACTCCACAAATAAGCGCTTAAACGAAGAAGCTGCTTCTCTTACTATTGTGAATCCGATTTCAAGTATAGAAAATACACCTTCGAAAATGTTTCCTATATTTCGTAGCGTTTCCTGTGACGGTATTAAATTCTTAGTAAAGTCTTCAAATGCCCAGGATAATTTTGTTAATTGCACCGCGGTTAACGGCGGGAAAACACGGGCAAATGCTGCTTGTAGTCTATTTATAACTTGCGACAAAGCTGTAGCAGCATTCATTACACCATTTATAACGGCTTTTCTACCGCCAAAGCTAGCCCAGTCCGTTAGTAATTCATTTCTAGCATCAGCCGATCTTCCGACCATTCCGCTAAATGATGCACTAATTGTACTGAATAACTCAGTTGCTTGCTCAAAGTCACCAAGAATAATTCTAAATGACTGAGACCAACCAGATGCAACGGATTCTCTAGCAACATCGACCAACTGTGTAAATGTTCTGACTTTTGTTGCGGCTTCAACTGCTACGCCGCCCATTTCAACAATTTGATTGGCTTGCTTTTCGGTATATCCAATTGCGAGTAATTGCTCTTTTGATAATTCGCCTGTAAAGTTTCTAAGTGTCTGCGTTAAAACTTCAGATGTAATCCATCCCTTTTCTAAAGATCCTCGGAATGTATTACCAGCTTTTGTCCAATCGTCAAATGTTTGATCAATGGGAACATTGCTAATTGTACCTAAGGTTTTTCCAGTTTCAAATAAAGCTTCTTGGAAAACTTTACCACCCATACCAGCATTTACGACTGAGTTCCAGTCCATTAACTTTAATGAACCGGTCGATATTGCTTGCGATAACTGATACATCGCATTAGCCGCTTGTTCCGAACTTGATCCAGAAACAGCCGCTAAGTTTGCAATACCTTTAATCGATCCGACAGCTGTATCAAGTTTAACACCTGCAGCCGTGAACGTACCGATATTCTTAGTCATTTCACTGAAGTTATAAATAGTTTGGTCTGAGTATTGGTTCAATATGTCTAACGCATTATTGACTTGTTCCAGTGTTGCGCCTTCAGATCTGGTGTTTGCCATGATCGTCTGAATCGAGCGCATATTTGTTTCATACTCTCGAAAACCTGTAATAACTTGGTCAAGGCTAAGAGACTTACCCAAGGCTATACCGGCGTCCACCGCTTTATTGGCGACATTCACCAATGCGGTTATGCCGACAATTGAAAATACGTTAAACTTACTTGTGATACCGTCAAGTGCTGAACTTATTCCGCCAAAGTTTACTTCTTTAGCAGCTGCGTCAACATTTTTTAAACCTTGCGTACCTTCGGCTAACTTAAGGCTAGCGTCTAATTTTTCTATACTTTTTATTGTAGAGTCAATCTTTGTTTGAAATGCAGCATTATCGAACTTCATTTCAACAACTCTATTATCTATACTAGCCATAATTCACCTTCTTTCACTTTTTAGTAATATTCTGCCAAACGTTTGACTCAATCTTATCAAAAATAGGCCGAATAGCCGGATTAATATAATCATAACCGGCAACATATCCACCTGTTCCAGTGGCGTGACCATACTGTAAAAGTATTGCCACATTTGTGCCATCAACAACATTATCGTTAGTCCAAATAATGGTTGTTGTCTTTTTACCCAATATGATTTTATAACTCCATGACTTTGCCGTTTCTCCAGTTTCTATTGGAGTGGCTTGCTCTAAAGCTCTAACGCCTTCAAGTGCGTATGGTTTTAATTGACCGTAAATTTCGCTGTCTCGATTCTGCACCCTTTTCAAAAAATTCATAAGGTATGTAAAATCGCCTTTTTGTCTAACGGATATCATAAAAATTATCTAACATCTAAAGACGGAAACGCGGCAATTGCTTCTAAAACGGCTTTAGGGAGTTTGTCTCCGCAAACATAACGTATGTGCCAAGCTTCAGCATTAGGTCCTTCTCGAACTTCCCAAGAAAAACCATACTTTAAAGCGTTGCTCGTTAAAAATCCATCACCTAAAAGCCACTCTAAACGCTTGCCTGATGCATTGGCAACGTCAACGGCTAAACCGAGTCCATGGTTAGATGTTCCCGGCGTAGCCGAAGGCGCTTTTCCCTTTTTCAAATACCAAGTTTTACCCTGATATGTTCGAGTAACTTTTGGCGCGCGACCAGTTGGAGTTAATTGATACCGGTCTTTAAACATTTCTTCTTGTCTAGCTAAGTTTCTATAAGCTCCGACTTGTCTCAATTCAATACCGTTAAAATAAGCATCTAATTGCATGGCATTCCAAGCAGTTGCTGCTAAACTATGCATTTTACCCGTTGGAGATTTAATATTTCGAAGCAAACTCAAGTCTAGTGCTCCATTTTTTACGTTTTTTAAATCTGCAGGCATAATAATTGGTAACACTGGATACTTTGTCATTTAGACTCCTTAGTTTTAAAGTGTTTTACTACCATTTTGACTTTACAGTTATAAATTACTATTAATTCTGTTCTAATTCTTTAACGCGAGTAGACAATTCTTGAATTGCGCCGACAAGTAACGCTGTTAATTTTGAATAGTCGACTTGCTGTGGTTTTATGTTACCTTGATCATCCAGCTCATCTTTTTCACCTATAACTGCATATGGAACAATTGATTTTAACTCATGCGCAAGAAACCCGTCTTGGGTAATTTCAGGGGTTGTTATAAAGTTGTAAGTCTTAGGGCTTAATGCTTCAATTGCAGCAAGTGCACCCTCTAAACTTTTGACGTTTTCTTTTAAACGATAATCGGAAGCTGTATTGTATGAAGTATTTGCTCCGTTTTCTGAAATTGAACCGACATTGTTTCCATTCCTATAAAAAGAAATGTGATACGCAGTTCCACTACCACCTTGTTGGTTGATAGTCATACCCGTTACATTAACGGTGTATTTACCAATTCGGATGACACCATCACCATTGGTTGTAATAGAACCAGCGTCTCCAGCGGTTATTGCTTTAGTGTAATCAATCCCGCCTAAATAGCCGCCTTGAAAATAACCAGTTCGTGCGTTAAAAGAACTATTTATGTCTCTTGCAACGATTGCCGAACTTGTATTGTCTGAGGTTGCCGTTGTTGCACTATTTGGAATGTTTGTTAGGGATGCGCCACTGCCGCTAAAAGTTGTTGCTGTAATTGTACCAGTCGTTGCAAGTTTACTTAATTCAATAGCTGCACTGTTTGAAATTTTAGCGTTTGTAATTGCTGCATCGGCAATCTTAGTATTAGTTACATTTAAATCTGCAATTTTTGATGTCGTCACTGAGTTATTTGCAAGTTTATTAGCGGTAACATTAGCATCAACAATTTTAATTGCCGTCACGGAGTTGCTTGCCAGTTTATCGGCAGTAATATTCCCATCAAGAACTTTAACTGTTGTTACTGCTCCGGTCCCAATTTTAATTGCGGTTACGGCACCAGATGCTAACTGTGCTTCGGTAATTGCACCGTCAGCATGAGCTGCAGCAATTGCTGCTTCTAATTCGGCTTGCGTTACTTCACCAACAGGACCCTCCGGTCCGACTGGGCCAATAACACTTCCAGCATTAATTGTAGTGTTATCATGTTTTGTTAAAATTAAATCGCCATTTACATCGACGGTTCCGCTAACAATTGAAGCGGCTTCAATTGCCGCCATTCTTGACGCTGTAAAAACTGTTACTGTTGCCATCAGAGATCCTCCTCATTTTTATTTGAACTACTAATGGTATAAGTTGTTCCGTTTAAATACACAATATCGTCGGACTCAATTGTATATTCAGTTTCTGAAATTTCATTTATGATTCCGTCTCTAGCTGAGATAGCTGACCAAGTTCCATCGCCATTGTCAACAATTATTAATCTATCCCACTTTCTAATAAATGTGGTTAAAGACTTCATTGACGGTAGTGACGGTTCTCTTTCATTATTTCCATATAAAACATCTTCAATATCTAATAGTAACCAAGGGTCTATTTTTCTACTGTCAATTATTAAATGAGAAGATGGCCTATGGCCTTCTATAACTTCTGGAATACTAGTAACATCCCAAGAAAACTCATCTGGGATAGAGTTTAAGGATAAAGTTTTTCGCACTTTATCTGCGGGTGTAGCGGTTAAGTTATAAAGTATATGAATTTTATAACCACTACTAAAATTGTTATCGTCTTCGCCAATTAAAGTTCTATAGCAAAGGTGAAATCTTTTTAGTGGTTGATCGGTTAAATATAAACCCTCTTGATCTTCCACAATACCCTCACATACTAAAAATTCATCTGGATATGTAAATGCAGATATACTTCCTGAATAATCACCCAAAGTAACTAAGTCGTTAAACTTTGTGGCGTTAAAGTATAGAGGTTCTACTTTAGTGTCGTTTTTTTCGGACACACTAATTAAACCGTTCCACGGAACACCATTATTGTCTTCAACGTAGAGAACGGCGCGATCTAGTCCAGCTTCATAAAATTTTGAACCGACTTCGTGCCAAGCAATAGCTGTCATAGTATGTCCTTTCTTTTATCCGCGTGTTTGTAATTCCGCTTTTCTTTTTGCGTTTAATTCACGATTTCGCATTGCGATTTCGTTTTTAGACATTTTTTTAGGCGTAGAATTTTTCAAGTTACAAATTCTAATCAATGCAAAAAGTCTATTTAAATGCCAAGTTTCGCATTCAAACGGTATGTTAAAAGTAACCATCCAATAATAAATTAATTCAGATGTTATTACTTCTGCTTTACCTCGTTTTTCTGGCATAACACCAAAAGTTGTTGCCGATCTTTTAGCGTCTATGTACTCATTTATTTCTTGAATGTTTTGATTTGATAGTCTTAAAAGAATTTCATTAGAACATTCATCAATTATCATAGCTTTTATATAACCATAAATTTCTTCTGGTGTTTTTTTGTCATTGTTCAAAAAAGGTTTTTCAAATTCTGACTCCCATTTTGACAGTGAGACCAGAGAATGCTCAAGTTTTAAAACAACGTCGTCTTGCGATTCAAACTCTTCAGTTGATTCGTTAAAGAATTCGTCGCCTTTGATAATTATTGTAAGCATTCTCTGGTCTCCTATCTTAAATTAATCAGTTGTAAATGTACAACCAGTCATCGTCAACGCCGGCCGGGAAGTAGTATCCAGTATTGGGCTGAGCGGTGATAATGGTGTTCTCGGTAATGACATAAGCACCAGCTTCAAGCGCGGTCATACCGTCATAGTAGGTAACACCAGTAACCGAAGGAATGGTAATGGTGTCAGTACCATTGAACGACGGCGTTGCAGGGGTGACGCTAACGGCAGTTCCGGAGAACAATGCTAACACGGCATCCGGTAAAGGAAGGCTGGGATTGGTTCCAGCGGTACCGTATAAGAAGTTCTCCAAAGTACCAAGAGCAGTTGAATCCACCTTGGTTGAGTCGACCGTCAGAATCGAAGTCGGCTTATAACCAGTGACCGAAACCGGAGTGGTTGCAATCTCCCAGCTGAACGTAATCGCCTCAGGCGAATCATTAACCGTGTTGTACGCCTTTTCCGAGGGGCTTGCCTGACATCCGTAGATTAGGTGCAGCTTGTAGCCAAGGTCATCGCCGTCAATGTCATTACCCAAACGAGTCCGGTATGAAAGACCGAAACGCTTGCGCGACTGCTGTCCGACAGTAACACCGCTGTAAGGCGTTGCTAATCCGTCAAACTGAGCAAACTCGTCGGGGTACGTGTAAGCCTCAAGGGTTGCACCGAACTCTTCAGCCGAGTACATGTTGAGGTACTTAATGTTGTCGGCGTACATAGCGTTAGGCTCTGCTCCGGTCGGAGACTCAGTAACGCTAGTCAGTCCGTTCCAAGCAACGCCATTGGTGTAAGCGCCCGCCGTGTTGGGTAAGTAAAGGACCCCTTTGTCGACGCCAGTTTCAAAGAAACGCTCGCCTGACTGGTCCCAATATAAAGTTGCCATAATTGGTCTCCTTTTAGAAATATAGTTTGTAAACGTCGTGATTTAAATTATCAGCTGTATAAAACCGATCAAATATGCACATAGGAAGTGCGCCAATTGCTGCCGGAATTTCGCTATCAGGATTTCTATCAATAACAGTTATCTGATATCTTGTACTCAGCATGTATGGTTTATCATCTGCGTGTAATGTTACACCGTTATCCCTTTTATAAACAATGCAGGGATACTGTAACTGAATTGATGCGGGTGGTTGAAAATATACATTATTAGAGCCCAAAATATTAACTAATATTGCGTGCAGTTCAAGTCGTGGGGCCATTATATACACTTCCTAAAGATAAGATTAGGCGGGGGCTTTGGACTTCTACGTTTGTAACAGTCCATAAAACCCCCGCCCATCTTACATATTTAATCTTAAAGAAATGCTCGATGGCATGCTGATCCGCAATAATACTTATAGAGTTGCCAACGGAAATATCATTATTTAAGTACTCTGCTTTTTCAAACTTTGCAGTATTTTTAACAACATCTCCAAAATACGAAATTTCAGTTATGGTGTCTTTCCAAATACCTGAGTTTGCAGGGTCTTCAATTGTATTTCCATAGCCAACTTCTCCATAGAATTTAGCCATCGGTTTTTCCTTTAAAATCAGTTAGCGGGGCTAAAAGTCCAGCTGTCGTCCTCGCTGGTTGCGAAGTAGTAGCCCGACGTCGGCTCAGCGTAAATGGTGGTCGTTGCCGTGATGACAACGGTACCAGTCACAACCACACCGTTCTTCAGGTAGCGAACGCCAGTCTGAGTCGGAATGGTGATCTCATCGACGCCGTCGAACGACGGAGCCTCAGGAGAAACCAGAACGGCGCTAGAAGCAACTTTCTTAACAACCAAAGCGGACTTCATCTTAACGAGAGCTCCGCAAAGACGGGTCTCGATGAGGTACTTGTGCTGGTTGTAGTCAATGTCGAAGTCGTCAAACATCGAGATTGCGCCACCCTTGTCGGCACCAAGAACGTAGTCCTGCGGGTTCACGATGATGGCGACCAGATCGGCCTCCTCCTCCATGACCTCAACCGGAACAATCTCAGCAACGCGAAGCTCAGCAGCAAGCTCCGACAAATCCTTGTAGATTCGACGGCCAAGGGTGTCCTTCAACAGGAGGAACTGGGCGATGTAGGTCTCAGTGGTGTACATCGTCGGCGTTCCGGTGCCCTTGTAGTGCTTGCGGTTGGTTACAATCGAGTCAACGATTTCCTGAGCAGACGAGTTAGCGTCGCCAAGGTTGACGTTAATGGTAGTGGCATAAAGCTCGTGATCCTTAGCGATGGGACGGATATTACCCTCGTTGATCTTGTCCTCATGCGAAACGTCGCGACCGTCTCCGATAAGCACCGCACGAGCAATTTCCTCGTCCAGCATTAAACGCATCTCGGACTTCAACCAAGAAACGACGTCAAAATCGGTGATGTCGAT